GCGGACTTTGATGTGGTTGATTATCATGGTGGTAGTTTGCGTGTGGTAGCAAGGAAAATCACAGGAGCGGCGGTGCCAGAAAAGGTGTTAACTGCTATTCACACAGAAACCACTGCTGGGTTATTTGATCCTGACTTTTATGTGGGTCTTCAAAAGAAGTTTGAACAACAGCGCAACGCATGGCTGGCTAAGTTCTATCAAATCCTACAAGATGAACCTGACGCAGTGGTCATTGGCGTAGGTGCTGCCGCCAAAGCAAATACATGGCTTGCATGGCATGGCCTAAATAAAACACACCTGCATTGCATTACTGATGCAAGCGAGCACAAGCAAGGTAAGTATACTCCTCTTAGCCGTATACCAATCTTGGATGATAATGAATTTGCAAAGTATCCTAATCCATACGCTCTAATTTTAAGTTGGAACATTGGTGAAGGTCTTAAGCAAGCACTATTACGTATCAATCCCAACACAAGGTTTATATCACAATGAAACAATACAACATTTACAACAACAATGAAACAGGACTAGGAACGTTCAGTGACGAACGTGGTACAATTACAGATATCTTTTATAAGGCTGCGGTTAATCATGCTTGCCTTATTACTAATGCAGGCGGCGCAGTGCGTGGTAATCATTATCACAAACTCACTACTCAATATACCTATGTGCTCACCGGCAGTATGGTGTATTACAGCAAACCTGTAGACAGTGACGGGACACCTACAGAATTTTTGGCCAGGAAAGGTGACTTTATTATCAGTCCGCCCAATGAGATACATGCTATGCAAACCACAGTGGATGGCTGTACGTTTATTGCCTTTGCCGAAGGCCCACGTGGCGGCGAAGACTATGAAACAGACACATACAGAGTAGATTCAATTATTCCAGGAGATGACAAATGAAAGTAGGTATTATCGGTAAAGGCACTGTGGGCAAAGCAGTGTATGAAGGACTAGAGTATCTGGGCCATAACATGTGCTTCTTTGATCCTGCATACGAAGGATCCTCTATCATGGACGTGATTGACGCTGATTGTGTTTTTGTAAGTGTGCCAACTAATCAGGCAGCCAACGGCGACTGTGATACCAGCATTGTAGAAAATGTAATCAAAGATCTAGACGGATTAAACTACCGAGGATTGATTGCGGTTAAAAGTACAGTGGTGCCCGGCACCAGCGAGCGACTCAGTGCAGAGTATCCTGGCTTGAAAATCTGTAGTGTCCCGGAGTTCTTACGTGCTAAAACTGCACTAGCAGACTTCATTCACAATCATGATTTATTAATCATTGGTAGCAATCGCGATGAAGACTTTGAGCTAATTAAGAAAATTCACGGTTTCTATCCCAAGCATGTGGCCTGCGTTAAACCTACAGAAGCAGAAATTGTCAAGTACTTCAACAATGTTCACCATGCCATGCAGGTGACCTTTGCCAACGTCACTTATGAAGTGTGTCAAAAACTAGATGCCAACTACATGAATGTGTACAATGCCATCACACAACGTGATTGTATCAACCCTGCATACTTGATGGCCAATAAAAACACACGTGGCTACGGCGGACACTGCTTGCCCAAAGACACCAGTGCGTGGAATAACTTGATCAAGAAACTGGGTCTTGACTTTAAACTGATTCAAAGTGTAATCGACGACAACGAGAAATTTATCAAATGAAAATATTAGTAACCGGTGCCAGCGGTTTATTGGGCACAGAAATTTGCCGCCAACTTAAACAAAACAAAAAAAACGTAGTATGGGCCATGGATAACCATAGTCGTAGTTCAACTATACCGCCCTGTGATAAGTTCATAGATGTAGACTTAACTGCAGGCGATGTGGCTTATGCAGAATTGCCTGTGGATTTTGATTATATCTATCACTATGGTGCAATCAACGGAACCAAAAACTTTTATGAGCGGCCCAACCAAGTGTTATGGAACAACATGGTGGGTGACTTCAATGTGTTTGAGTTTGCTGGCATGAACAAACAGTTAAAAAAACTGGTGTATGCTAGTTCCAGCGAAGTGGTCAGCGATGATCCTGTTAGTCCTGTGGCCGAGCACACAGACATCACAATCAACAATATCCACAATGCTAGATGGAGTTACCGATTGCCCAAGATCTGTGCAGAAAACTACTTGGCCAACTCACCATTACCTTATGTAATGATTCGTTACTTTAATGTGTACGGTGACAACAGCAAAGCCGGACACTTCCTGGCAGACCAAATTGACAAGATCCAACGTGGCATATTTGAAGTTATTGGTCCAGAAGAAACACGCAGTTTTTGCCACGTGGAAGATGCTGTCCGAGCCAGTATCTTCTGCGCTGAAACACAAACACGTGAACTGTTCAACATTGGCAACGACAGAGAAATTACCATTCAGGATGCAGTGAATGTCATTGCTGAAGAACTGGGTCATGCCGATCCTGAATGGACTACCTCTCCTGGCAAGGCCGGCAGTACAGCCACACGTAGACCCAACATCGCCAAACTCAGATCTGTTATGCCTGACTATGCTCCAATGTCGTTTGAGCAAGGTGTTGGCCGCATTGTTAAAAATTTAGTTGACAAGTCATAAACAATTATTGTATAATAGCATATGAAATTAAAAGTATCAGAACTATTTTATTCCGCACAAGGCGAAGGCCGCTTTATCGGTGTGCCCAGTGTGTTTTTACGCACATTTGGCTGTAACTTTACCTGTGCAGGTTTTGGGTGCAAACCCGGAGAGAAATCCACCGAAGCAGATGAAGTTGCCAAAAGCGTACACTTGTATAAAACATTTGAAGAGCTGCCGTTGGTTAACACCGGTTGCGACAGCTATGCAAGTTGGCACCCAGACTTTAAAGAACTTAGTCCCACATACGAGATTGATGAACTGGTGGACAAAATGCTGGACTTGATTCCAGATCGTCGCTGGACTAATCGCACAGGCAATGACACACATCTTGTGATCACAGGCGGTGAGCCACTGCTGGGGTGGCAACGTATATATCAAGACTTGTTTGAACACGATGACATGCGTGGCATTAAGAATGTTACATTTGAAACCAATGGCACTCAGCAGTTACAGCCTAAATTTGCCGCATACCTTAACAAGTGGCTGGCTGGACACAACGAACTTACTTTCTCTGTAAGTCCTAAACTCAGTGCTAGTGGCGAAGCATGGGCGGAAGCAATCAAGCCAGAAATCATTGCAACATATCAAAACTACGGCACAGTATACCTTAAGTTTGTTATCGACAGTGAGGTACACTTTGAAGAAGTGGATCGTGCAGTGGCCGAGTATCGTGCCGCAGGATTTGAAGGCGTGGTATATGTTATGCCGCAAGGTGGTGTTGTTGCTCCTTATGCAGAGAACCGTGTAAACGTTGCAGATTGGGCACTGGCGCGCGGATACTATTACACTCCTCGCTTGCACGTTGATCTGTGGGGTAACGGCTGGGGCAAATAATGGCCGGTTACGCATTTAAGCGAGAACAACTTTATGACAGAGACGGGTGGTTTTATCGAAACTGTGTTGGTTGGCAACTTAAATTTGTATGGTGGCCTAATATCTGTCATTTAACAGGTCGCAGATTATGGTTAGAACAGGCATATTGTGGAACAAGCGTACTAACTGGCCCAGGTGAACCAATGGTTGAGCATCGATGGCACGATAAAAACGAGCATCTTATTTTTAAAATTAAAGGGAATTAATATGGGATTTTTTGACAGATTTAAAAAGAGGCCAGAGCCTGAACCCAAAGTCAAGGTTGAACCCAAGCCCAAGGCACCACAAAAAACTGAAAAAGAACTTGCCACAGAAAAAGGCGAGCCCTACGTGGCAATTCTCAGTATGCATGTAGATCCAGAGAACATGCACCAAGGTGCATTTGAACTAGATTGGAATGACAAGTTTGTTGCCAACTTGGTTCGTGCGGGATATCAAGGCAAACCCGATGACAAAGATTCAGACATTGTGGATCGCTGGTTCCAAAATGTTTGCCGTCATGTTGTGATGGAAACGTGGGAACAAGAAATGGCAAACAATCCCAATCGTGTGGTAAAAACTCGAGACATCGGAGACGGACGATCCGAAGTGTCCTGATATGATTTTATATGTAAACGGTGATAGCCACACTGCGGCAGCAGAAGCTGTTAATCCTCATGCGTTTGCCCAGGACGATGGGCAGTTGTTTTACATGGGTCGTGCGCCACATCCTGAAAATCTAGCAGTGAGTTGGGGCAGACGATTAAGCGATGCACTACGGGCCAGTTTTCACTGTGATGCCGAAAGTGCCAGTAGCAACACAAGAATCTTTCGCACAACAAGAGAGTGGTTAAAAAAAATACATCACCCAGAAGAAGTGCTGATGGTTATACAGTGGAGCACCTGGGAACGTGAGGAGTGGCTGATTGACGGTGTGTACTATCAAATTGGCGCCAGCGGCCAGGATGATGTTCCGGACAAGCATAAACAACGCTACAAAGAGTTTGTTGTGGGAGTAGACTGGAAACAAAAGACCCAGCAAGCGCACGAAGAAATTTGGCAGCTACACACTGAATTAACTGAGTTAGGTGTGAATCATATTTTCTTCAATGGCAATAATGATTTTAGTAGCATTAAGAAACCAAAAAAATGGGGCAATAGCTACATTGATCCATATAATCCAGAAGGCACATACAATGCTCGAATCAGAGCCGTCGGAATAGAAACAGTTGCACCCAATTCATGGCATTTTGGCAAGGATGGCCATAGCTTTTGGAATCGTTTTATGTTACAATACATCAATACCCACAACAAAGTCTAAGGTTCCCTATGCGTTATGTGTTAATTGACACTGCTAATATGTTTTTTCGTGCCCGGCACACTGCTTTTCGTGCCAGCGACCCTTGGGAAAAAGTTGGGGTAGCATTACACACTACTTTGATGAGTGCTAATAAGGTTGTCAAACGTTTTGAAGCAGACCATGTGGTATTTGCGCTAGAAGGACGTAGCTGGCGCAAAGATCACTATAAGCCCTACAAAGCTAATCGTGCTGTAGCCCGTGCCGCCCTTACAGAAACGGAAGCAGAAGAAGATAAAATGTTCTGGGAAACGTATGATAATTTGACTAAATACTTGTCAGAAAGAACCAATTGCAGTGTGATTCGATGCGCCACTGCAGAGGGCGATGACATTATTGCCCGCTGGATTGCCCTACATTCCCAAGACGAACACATCATTATCAGTTCTGACACAGATTTTGTGCAGTTAGTAGCACCAAACGTAAAACAATACAATGGTATCACCGACGAACTTATCACCACAGAAGGCATCTACGATGCCAAAGGTCGACCGGTAGTTGATAAGAAGACCAAAGAACCCAAACAGATTCCGGATCCTGCATGGTTGTTGTTCGAGAAATGTATGCGTGGTGATACCAGCGACAATGTGTTCTCTGCATTTCCTGGTGTGCGTACAAAAGGCACCAAGAACAAGGTAGGTCTACAAGAAGCATTTGCAGACCGCACAACCAAAGGCTACAACTGGAACAATATGATGTTGCAAAGATGGACAGACCACAACGGTGAAGAACACCGTGTGTTGGATGACTATGAACGCAATTGTCAGTTGATTGATCTTACACATCAACCACAGGCAGTGAAAGACACTGTGGACCTTGCTATCATTGAACAAGTATCACACAAGGATATTGGACAAGTGGGTGTGAGATTTATGCAATTTTGCGGCAAGTACGATCTAGTAAAGTGTAGTGAAAATGCCGAAGGTTTTGGCCGTTGGTTGAATGAAACATATAAAGGAGTTTTAAATGTTAGTAGCTAAAGTCATAGCAGACAAGCAGTTTTGGATCTTACAAGAAGATGATCGTAAAGTTGGCAACATCGAAGCATGGAATGGTGGATATCAAGTTCGCATCAACAATCAAGTAAAGCAGTTTAAAACAATTAAACTTGCGGCACGTGAATCAAACATTGTGTTTGCCAAAGAAGAAATTGCATCCAAACCTGACAACACCACTGTACACGGATTCCCAGTGGCAGGTCGTTGTTATAATCCTGTGTGGGACGTGGTGCATCATTTACCAATCTATACCAAGACCGCCAAAAGCAAAAGTTGGTTTGCCGCAGGATGGTATTCTATCAAGCGTGGACGCACGTGGAAGATCATTCAAGATCCCAAACTGATTGCACTACAACGCTATCCTTACCAAGGACCATTTCGAACCAAAGAACAAGTGACACTATGACCAATCCATTTAGAGATCAAGAGAAGTTTATGCGGGCTTGTGACCAACACACATCTGCGTATTCAATATCACAATACAAAATGTATCTGAGTCTAATAGACGAGGAACACCGAGAACTCAAAGAAGCTGTTGAAGCCGACGACTTGGTCGAACAACTGGATGCACTGATTGACATCTTGGTTGTTACAATCGGTGCCATTCATTCAGCCGGCTTTGACGGCGAAGGTGCGTGGAAAGAAGTCATGGCAACTAACTTTGCCAAGGTTGATAGAGAAACAGGTAAAGTTCGCAAGCGCGAAGATGGCAAAGTTCTTAAGCCACAGGGCTGGACTCCGCCAGACTTAACCGGATACTTGACAAAATGATACACATTCAACGATTCGTCGAAAGATTACAAGGGTTTGAGGCACGTGGTGCAAGAGACTTTACCATGCCAATTAAAGATGCCAAAGACCTGCATGCTGATTTGACAAGACTGTTGATAACACTTCAGGCCGCGAGAGAATCTGCTGTAGAGGCAGCGCAAGACAGCGGAATCACAGTGGAAATGAAAGGTGGCGCATTCTAAAAAGTCCCTATATTTGTGATAAATAAAATGTAGGAGTTTAATGATATGAGTAGACCAAAACCCAAAGTTATTCTAGAACTGACAAATAAAACCACGTACAAAACAGAGCAGGTTTTATCGTCAGCAGGAGTGTGGGCTGTGTTCTACAACAACACTCCTATCAATCTCAAAACCAGCAACATGTTGGTACAACATCCGGGGCCCAAGTACAAGAAAGTCAGTTTCTCTAATCCGGGCCATGCACACAATCTTTCAAAGAAACTGAACGCACAATTCAAGACCGACAAGTTCACTGTGGTATTGTTAACACAGGGCAACACAGTTCAGCCCGGTGCCGCGTGATAAACTAAAACTAACTGCGGCCTTGGTGGCCAATCTGCCAGCGGAGTTTGCTGAGCCTGCGGAAGTGGCTGTGAAGACCTGGTGGTCAAATATTCGTAAGACAGGTGGCATGCGACTTACTGAACACGGGTTTTATGTGTTCAGTCGTGTGCTAGACTTGGCTTATTATGAACTAGAGATAAAACCAACACCCGGCAATAGACGCATTGTGTTGACTCTTGATCGTAAACTACAAAGTCCATACTACATTAGAATAGACAAACGTATCCCAACCGGTGTGTGTATGTTTGGCAGTCGAGAAGCAGTGGTTGCACAGTTATACGGTGATTTAGAAAAGTTTCTAAATCACTACTAACAAGTTTAGTAAATTGGACAACCATCCGGTTGACATTGTATAAATAACTCTATATAATACACACATGCGCCAATAAAAAGACGCATGTAAACATAAAGAAACAAAAATGCAAACAAACGTGTTACATTCTATATCAAATTGTTCAGCCAAACAGGCCGGCTTTGTGCCCTCTATTTGGTCGGCAATCGATAGCATGTCATATGATCGCACACCAGAGGTTACCCGGGTCCAGGAGACTATGTTGTAAGCAACAGTTTACATTTAAACTCCAAGGACCCTAGGATTAAAAACCCTAGGGTTTTTTGTTTTAAGGAAAGGAAAAATGAAGAAATTAGATTTAGAAAAACGAATGCGTGAAGTAAGGTA